AGTCCTCCACACCTGACGGTAGCAGACTTCTTGGCGGTAGTCCGTATTCGCCCTGATAGACCGGACCAGCAAATCAGGGTACAAACGCCAACATCGCAAGAATTGTAAGCCGCCCGGAGAAATCCGCTGGCGGGTTTTTCGTTCGGGCACCCTCAAGCGCACCGTTGAGCTACTCCCCCTGCCATAGGCCCTTTAGGTGCCTAGAGCTCCGACAAGCTGAGCGGTGCCCGAAACCCATTGAGAGCCGCATGAACTTCGCCATCCCGTCTGCTGTCGCCTATGCGGATCAGATCTGGACGGGGCTGATTTGCTTGGGCGCTTTTGCCGCCGGCTGGATTGTTGGAGGGATTTGTCAGCGATGACTCGTGAACAGATTATCGCTATTTCGAAGGCGGCCCTGAAGCGCTCACAAGAGCCAGGTTTCGCTCAGACACCTCCAAACCCGAAACACATCGCTCGGCTGGCTGAGTTGAAGGCGGCAAGAGCCGGTGCTGAGGAGGCCGGAGGCTGACATGGGCGATCTCGTCCACATCCGCGACTACAAGCGCCGCGAGGAGCAGGCGGCGGCAGACGCGAGGATTGCCGACAAGATCAGGGCGATCGGCCGGGCAGATGATACTGCCCCGTGCGAGATGCCGCCTGTGTGGCCGAGCTACGAGGCGCCAGAGAGTGATCCTGCGTGAAGCCGCCTAGACCGATCGCGCTGGGTTCAGGTGTGCATGTAGCCGCGCCAGTTCTTTTGCTCGCGGCCATTGTATTCGCTGCATTCTTGGTGAGCCTATCATGACCTACGCCGCCTTCGACTTCAAATCGATCAATCGCAAGCTCAACCGCCAAGAGCAAAAGGCCGAGTTCGAAGCGAAGGAAGCCAAGACCGTTCAATCCATGTACGGCTGGCCGTATGGGGTGGCGGTGCCGTATGGGCCTCAAGTCACTGATGAGCAGATCGAGAAGCTGAAAAAGCACATTCAGTCTCCGCTCAAGTCCATGGCGCATCCCGAATGGCCGTACACTGGCACGCCGCACGAGTGGCCGAAGTTCAAGATCTGACCCCAAGTTCAGTAAATGGCTAAAACTCCTACCGATATCCGATCTTTGGCGCGAAGCCACACAGAGGGCGCACTGGCTACCCTTGCCAGCATCATGCACTCGGCTGAAGCTCCGCCAGCGGCCCGCGTTGCTGCGGCAAACAGCCTTCTGGATCGTGGGTGGGGTAAGCCTGCACAGCCTATCGATGGCGACGGCGAAGGTGGGCCTATCGCAATCCAGGTGATCGTGAGAAAGATCATTGACCCGAAGTCTGGAAGTACCGACAGCTAGGGTTTTCCAACCGCTTCTACAGCCGGCCCGCGACAAGGGCGTTTGGGGTGGCCGCGGCTCTGGTAAGTCGCACTTCTTCGCTGGTTTGATGGTTGAAGACGCTCTCCGGTTTCCGGGAGAGGCGCAAGAAGGAATGCGGGCGATCTGCGGTCGTGAGATCCAGAAGAGCCTGAAGGACTCGGCCAAGTTCCTGATCGAGACCAAGATCAATGATTTTGGGCTTGGCGAGGTTGACGGTTTCAAGATCTTCAAGGACGTGATCGAAACCCCGAAGGGGGGCGTGATCGTCTTCCAGGGTCTTCAGGACCACACGACGGACTCGATCAAGTCGTTTGAGGGCTTTCACCGCTTCTGGGGCGAGGAGGCGCATTCGATCAGCTCGCGGTCGGTTGGCCTGATTCGTCCGACGCTGCGATGGGAGAATGTGAGGCTTGGGCTTCAGTCCGAGCTCTGGTGGAGCTGGAATCCGCTCCGCAAGGTTGACGCGGTTGATGCGATGCTCCGCGGCCCAAATAGGCCGACAGGGTCTCAGGTTGTCCGGGCCAACTGGTCCGATAATCCTTGGTTTCCGGCCGTGCTCGAGCAGGAGCGCCAAGACTGCGTGAAGAATACGCCAGACCAGTATGAGCACATCTGGGAGGGCGGATACGCCACGATCGTTGACGGCGCCTACTACGCCCAATGCCTGACCGAGGCTAAGGCGCAGGGGCGCATTTGCTTCGTTGCTCCTGACCCGTTGATGGCCTATCGGGCCTTCTTCGACATCGGCGGTACTGGCGCCAAGGCTGATGCCTGCGCAATCTGGATTGCTCAGTTTGTCGGGCAGGAAATCCGGATTCTGAATTATTACGAGGCGGTCGGCCAGCCGCTCTCAGCGCATGTCCAATGGCTGCGCAAGAATGGCTATGGCAACGCGGAAATATACCTGCCGCACGACGGCGCGACAAATGATCGCGTGTACGACGTTTCATACGAGAGCGCGCTGAGCGAAGCGGGCTTCTCGGTCACGGTTGTTCCGAACCAGGGCAAGGGCGCTGCGGCTGCTCGCATTGAGGCGACGCGGCGTCGTTTCCCGGCCATGCGGTTCAATGAATCCACGACCGAGCCAGGGCGCGATGCGCTGGGCTGGTATCACGAAAAGAAAGACGAAGATCGCATGATTGGGCTTGGCCCTGAGCACGACTGGTCGTCCCACGGCGCGGACGCGCTGGGATTGATGGCCGTTGTCTACGAGGAGCCGAGGTCCACTGCGGTCGTCTCAGAACCCGATGAAGACTGGATCGTCTAAGTGACCGAGAAGATGGACGATGACAGGCTTAAATCGCTCCTGTCGCAAGAGATCCATTCGGCGCTGACCTACGACGACACAGAGCTGTCGCAGAAGCGTGCCAAGGCGCTCGAATACTACCGCGGTACGATGAGCGACACGCCGGCCATGACCGGCCGCTCGTCGGTCGTGTCCATGGACGTTGCCGACACCATCGGCTGGATGCTGCCTGGTATCATCCGGGTGTTCACGGCCTCGGATCGCATGGCGATCTACGAGCCTGAGAAGCCGCAGGATGAGGAGTTTGCCAAGCAGGCCACGGACTACGTGAACTACGTGTTCACCAAGGACAATCAGGGCTATCGCATCATGTGGGATGCGACACACGATTCCTTGCTGCTCGGCAATGGCATCGTCAAGCATTGGTGGGATACACAAGAGGAGATTGAGACCTCCGAGCATTCCGGCTTGACGGAAGAGCAGATCGCGATTCTGCAAGGCGATCAGTGGGTCGAGGTCGTCGCCCAGAAGCCGGGCGAGCCGCAAGTTATCATGGTGCCGGGGCCGACAGGCCAAATGATGGAAATGCCGCTCCAGACCTTTGACGTAAAGGTCAAGCGGGTGGTTCGCTCCGGTCGTCTGCGTGTCGAGTGCATCGAGCCGGAAGACTTTCTGCTCGATCGCAACGCTACCTGCATCGAGAATGCCAGGTTCTGCGCACATCGCCGGGACGTAACGCGCTCAGAGCTGATTGAGTTGGGTTTTGACCGAGATTTGGTTGAGAACCTGCCGGTTGACCGCTTCTCCAATCTTCAGCAGGAGAAGATTTCGCGGGATGAAGCGTCTTCGTTGTTCTTCAACAACGTGGGCGACGAGTCCATGCTCACGGTTGAGCTGTTCGAGTGCTATGTCAAAGCTGACGTGGACGGAGACGGCATTGCCGAGACCGTGCGCGCCTATTACGCTGGCGCGGGCGCGACTGGCGAGCTCCTGGACTGGGAAGTCTGGGACGATGACCTGCCGTTCTCTGACATCCCCTGCGAGCCCGTGCCGCATCGCTGGGACGCGCGCTCTGTAGCTGACGACACCTCGGACATCCAGCGCGTCAAGACGGTTCTGACCCGTCAGATGCTGGATAACCTGTATTGGGTGAACAACCCGATGACGGAGGCCGAGGAGAACTCGGTCGTCAACCCGGACGCGCTGCGTAGTCCTCGCTTCGGCGCTACGATCTATCGCAAGAAGGGCTCGATGCCCATTACGCCCCTGAACATTCCGTTCATCGGCGACAAGGCTTTGCTCGGCCTTCAGCACTTCGACAACGTGCGGGAGATGAGGACGGGTGTTTCCAGGTCCACCATGGCGCTGGACCCTGAGGCGCTGCAAAACCAGACCGCGACCGCCAACCAGAATCAGAAGGACGCCGCGTATTCGCAGATTGAGTTGATCGCGCGCAACCAGGCCGAGCTGGGCTGGCGGCGTGTGTTTCGGCAGATCCTGAAGCTGATTGTCAAGCATCAGGACCGGCCGCGCACCATCAGGCTGCGCGATACGTGGGTTGAGATGGACCCGCGGGCGTGGAACGCCAACATGGACGCCACAATCAACATTGGCCTCGGCACGGGTTCTCGTGACCGTGACATGGCGATGCTGAACCAGATCCTGAACGTCCAGATGGCGATGACGGATCGCCTGGCGCAGGGTGGCTTCTCGGCCCAGGCGCTGGAGATGGTGCCCAAGATCAACATGACGGCGATCAAGCTCGCAGAAAGCGCGGGCATCAAGAACCCTGATCAGTTCTACCTCGACATCAAGCCTGAGATGCTTGAGCAGATGAAGCAGGAGGCGGCCAACCGTCCCGATCCTGAGATGCAGAAAGAGCAGGTCAAGGCTCAGACGCAGCTCCAGCTTGGTCAGCAGCAGGCTCAGCTTGACGCCCAGGCGGATCAGCGCAAGGCCCAGATTGAAGCCGTGCAGATGCAGGCCGACATCGAGGCGCAAAACAAGAAGACCGAAGCCGAGATGTTTCAGGCGCAGCAGAAATTCCAGATGGACAAGGAATTGGCCGTCCTGGAGTTCCAGCTTCAGCGTGAGTTGAAGCTGGCCGAGCTCGAGATGAAGCGGCAGATGCACGAACAGCAGATGGCGCAGCAGGCCGAACAGCACCGCCAGCAGATGGAAGCGGGCGTGTTTAAGACCATGCAGAGCCAAGAGGCTCACCAGCAGAAGATGGAAGCGGCCAAGGCTGCTCCGAGCGGAGAATAGGATAGATGGCGACGCTTTGGATCAAGGAGCACGCGAAGAAACCCCAATATGCAGGCGGACCGGATATCTGGTCTGAGCCGCCGCTGGCAACGCAGACGGTTACGTACACGGGCACGGCGGGACAGTCTTCGGCTTTCAATGCGCAGACGAAGTTCATCACGATCACGTCTGACGGAATTTTTGCATACCTCGTGGGCACCAACCCAACAGCGGTTGCTGGCACTGATTTCCGTGTCGGTACAGACCAGATCTTGACGTTTGGTGTTGAGTCGCCTCCGGGGACGGCGCCGTACAAGATTTCGGCTGTCACGACGACCTGAGGTCAAGCGATGATTGTCAGGCTCAAGCTTCAGTCTAGGCGTTTGGCCGATTGGCTGACAGATGGCGCCGAAGTGTCTTGGAAGGAGTTTCGATATGCTTTGCTGGCTACTCCGCCGGGAAAGTTTGTTTATGTGAGCTGTCGGGATCGAGACTATCTCTGGCCGGTCGATAGCGACGCCTATCGGGCAAAATGAGCAGCCATCTCGCCAAGGAAGCCGATCGGCTCAAGAACGACGAGATCTTCAACAAGGCATTGGCCGACATCCGCTCTGAAGCGCTCAACGCGCTCGCGACGGCTGATGCTGACAATTACGCAGTGATCGTTCGCTGGCAACAGCGCGTCGCTGTCGTTGACGAAATCCGCACCACTCTGGACCGCTACATCCTGGCGGTAGACGTGCAGGAAGACGCCGGCTCCTTCGCATAGGAACCCCGGAAAACCCAAAGGAAAATTGAATGTCTGATACCAACCCGGCTCCGGCCGCTGGTAACGACGAGCCGTTGTCTTTTGATGACGGCGTTGATGCACTCGCCGATGTTCTGACGGACCCGGAAACGGACCTCCAGGAGGAAGATCAGGCCCAAGAGGACAATACCGACGAAGCTGAAGCCGAGGGCGAAGAGCCGGAAGCTGAAGGCGCAGAGGGAGCGTCCGAAGAAGAAGCCACCGAAGAGAGCGAAGACGGACCCGGTTACGAGTCAGGCAAGTTTGCGGCCGATACCGCGAATGTGCGCCTGAAAGACGGCACCGTGATCTCCGTTCAGGAGCTTAAGCGCGGGTTTCTTGCACAAGCTTCGTTCACCCGAGGCACCCAGGAAGTCGCCAAGGAACGAGAGACCTTGGCCTCCCAAAAGGCCGAAGTTGAACAATACGCTCGCACCTTACAGGCGCAGCGGGATTTTATCCTTCAGGCGTCGCAGCAGTTCTTGCCGCAGCCGCCGGACGAATCGTTGCTGGATCAGACTTCGACCAGCTATGACCCGCTCCGGTACATGGCGGCAAAGCACGACTACGACAAGAAGGTCGGAGCGCTCACGCAATTGCAGCAAGCCGCACAGGCTGACCAGGCCCGGCTCACGCAAGAGCAGCAGCGTGCGCAGAAGGAATTGCGCGACCGCGAAGCCAAGATGCTTCTCGATGCCATGCCCGAGCTGAAAAAGCCGGAGGTATACGGGAAGTTCTGGAATGAGGCGGTCGATACGATGAGCGAGTACGGCTTCTCTGCGGAGGAGCTGGATGGCGCGATCGATCACAGGCTCTACAAGGTTTACCGCGATCTCGCGGCATACCGGAGAGCGCGCAAGAACCTTCCGGCCATCAAGAAAGACGTGCAGTCGAAGCCTGTTTTGACGGGCAAGAAGCGCATGGACCCGAAGGCGAAATCCTCCCGCGAAGCGCAGGTCAGGAAGGGGCAACTGAGCAAAACCGGCAGCTTTGAAGCTGGCGTGAGCTCGCTCATGGACCTTGATCTTTAACGGAGAGCCAAATGGCACAAGTTACCAACACTTTCGAGACCTACGACGCGGTAGGCAACCGCGAAGAGCTGGCTGATCGCATCTATCAGATCACGCCGGAAGAGACGCCTTTCCTCTCGCTGGTCGGCCGCAAGCCGGTTGTTTCCACCCACCCCGAGTGGCAGACCGATTCGCTCGCCGCGGTCGATACCGCCAATAACCAGCCGGAAGGCAACGACTGGAACTACGATGCGGTGAGCCCGACCACTCGCGTCGGCAACTACACCCAGATCTCCGACAAGAAGATCATCATCTCGCGCACCCAGGACAAGACCTCCAAGGCCGGCCGCAAGTCCGAACTGGCCTTCCAGGTCGCCAAGAAGGGGGTCGAGCTGCGCATCGACATGGAAGCGATCGTCCTGTCCAATCAGGCTTCGACCGCCGGCACTGGCAACGGCGCCAGCAATCGCAAGCTCGGCGGATTCCGCGCATGGCTCGCCAGCAACGACGCGATGGGCTCCGGCGGCGCCTCCGGCGGCTTCAACAGCTCGACCAGCGTTGTTGACGCGGCCACCAACGGCACCCAGCGCGCCTTCACCAAAGCGATCTTGGATTCGGTGATCCTGTCCACCTACAACGCGGGCGGCGTCCCCAAGACGCTGATGCTCTCGCCCTACGCCAAGACCGTGTTCTCGACCTTCATGTCGGACTCGAACGTTGCGCCGCAGCGTTATGAGACCCCGAGCAGGGGGCAGACCACGATCGTTGCTGCGGCCGACATGTATCTGTCGGACTTCGGCCCGGTCTCGGTTGTTCCCAACCGCCAGATGGCGCGTGCGGGTGCTGGCGTGGCGCGTAATGCCTTCCTGGTTGACCCGCGCATGGTGTCGCTCGGCGTGTTCGATGACATCCAGCTCGTGAAGCCGGCCAAGACTGGTGACGCGGAGAAACGCGTGCTCGTGACCGAGTACACGCTCCTCGTGAACAACGAGGCCGCTCACGGTGTCGCCGCCGACCTCTACGGCCTGACTTCCTCGACCTAAGGAGCTATTGAAATGGGTTATCCTTTTGCACCCCTCAGCATCACCGCTGATATCACGCTCGATCGTGACGTTCACGCCAATGGCCCGTTGCTCCGGTTCGCTGTTGCGGCCGGCGCCACGGTGACGCTGCCTGCTGCTTCTGGCACGGGTGATCGTTATCGCTTCCTTGTCCACACGACCGTCACGTCGAACAGCGCCAAGATTCAGGTCGCGAATGCGACTGACGTCATGGAAGGCATGATCATGACCTGTCAGGACTCGGGCGATACCGTTGTTGGCTGGGAAACAGCGTCCACCTCGGACACGATTTCTCTGAACGGCACCACTACCGGCGGCATCAAGGGCGATTACATCGAACTCGAAGATGCCATCTCCGGTTTCTGGCGCGTTCATGGCATGACCTCGGCGACGGGCACGGAAGCGACGCCGTTCAGCGCAGCCGTTTCGTAACGATCACAGAGGCGGCCTTCGGGCCGCCTTTTCTTTTCGGAGTGAGAGATGCCCAAAGGCGTCTATGAGCGCAAACCCAAGGAAATCCCAGATATGGCTTCCGAACCCACCGCCTCGCAGAAACTGTTTCCTGTTCTGTTGAACAAGAACTATGTGCCGCTCGGCGCCTACGAAATTGTTGGCTATCTCAAAGAAGAAGTGAAGCGCAAGAACAACGCCGGCCAGTGGGTTACCATTGAAAAGGAAGAGTTCATCGAGGGCGAGATGAAGCCGCACGCATCGCCTGGCGTTGGGTATGCAGGCAAGATATGGGCCGGCACGCATATCAAGCTCCCGATCGACGAGGCCAAGCACCTCGTTTCCAAGAAGATCGCCGAACGGGCCGATGTCATCGCTGCCTGATCCGTCACGAATCCCCGACGAAGCCTGGGAGTTCGAAAAGTTCTCTGAAGACGGGCTGAGGCGCCACTACGTCTATTGGATCGACAAGTCCAAGGGACTCGGCTTTCGCAAGACCGAGAACCTTGTCGAGGAACAGCTTTTAGCGGCCAATCGCGAGAGCCTGAACGACTCTTACGGCAAGCGCTTTCGTGACGACGCTCTTGGGACGAGGGTGGCGAGCATCCCGCTAAATATCTTCTATCGCGATTTCGCTAAGCGCCTGAAAGAAGGCGACACGGATTTCGTGAAGCATTGGCTCAATAGTGAGCAGAACCGTCCTTATCGCACCTTTCGGGGTCAGCTTTAAATGGCAATTGCCAACTATACTGATCTCCAGAGCGCGATTGCCGGATGGCTTGCACGCGATGACCTGACGTCACGCATTCCCGACTTCGTGACGCTTGCGGAAGCAAAGTTCAATCGCGTTCTGCTTCACCCAAAGATGGAGACCAGAACCACGCTCACGGTTGATACTGGCGCTAGCAGCCCGGAATTCCTGAGCCTTCCGAGCAACTTTCAAACGATGCGGAGTGTACGGCTCAGCGGCGTGGTTGGCAAGCCGCGCCTGGGTTTCATGACGCAAACCCAGATGGATGATTATCGGTACAGCATCGACAATGTCAGCGCACAGCCGGCCTATTTCTCCGTAACGGCCGATCAGATCGAGTTGGCGCCGACGCCGAACCAAAATTTTACTGTTCAGATTGTCTACCGCGCCAACATTCCCGCGCTTGCGAGCAATTCGACCAATTGGCTTCTGACCTTGGCGCCTGATCTGTACCTTTACGGATCGCTGCTCGAGGCGGCGCCGTACATGCAGAACGACGAGCGGATTGCGGTCTGGGGTCTTGCCGTGCAGACGGTAATTGAACAGCTCAACGCCCTCGGCGAGCGCGAGAGCGCCAATTCCGGGCCTAGCACGGTCTGGCTGCCTGGAGTTACCCCCTAAATGCCGCTCCTGCCTTACGGGGCCTGGCAGCCGGACGCGTCTGATTATGAGAGCCAGACGAAGGCGCACGACATCAATAACGTTCTGCCGCGGGCGGACGGGTATGGTCCGTTCCCGGACTTCGCCATTCTCTCGCAGGCGCTTCCTGATACGTGCCGAGGGGCATTCTACGCGCTGAAGTCAGACGGTTCGGTTGCGGTCTTCGCAGGCACATCCAAGCGGCTCTACCTTGCGAACAATACCGACTATTCGTGGATTCCGGTCTCGAAGACGACGACTTGCACGATCTCGGCGGCAAGCCCTGGTGTCATCACTGAGACCGGGCACGACTCGGCTGTCAATGAGCCGAAGGTCTTCTCGAACAGCGGCGGCGCACTTCCTGCCGCGATCACGGCCGGTACAGTCTACTACGTCAAGACGGTCCTGAGCGCGAACACCTACACGATCTCTGCCACGCCGGGCGGCGCTGCGATCAACACGGCAACGACCGGGACCGGCACGCATTCGGTTACGCATCTTTATTCTACGCTGTCTGACGATGCACAGTGGCAATTCGTGCAGTTCGGCAATCTGGTTAAGGCGACGCAGAAGAATACGGTTCTGCAAACCTATACGTTGGGCACGTCGGCGGCCTTTGCCGATAATGCAGGCTCTCCACCCCAGGCGTCCTATATCTCGGTTGTCGGGCGATTTCTGGTGCTCTCCGGGCTTCTCTCCAACCCGTTCCGCATCCAGTGGTCGGCGCTGAATGATACGACGGGCTGGACGGCTGGTGTTGATCAGTCGGATTTTCAGGACTTCCCGGACGGCGGCATTGTCCGCGGTGTGGCCGGCGGCGAGTTCGGCACGGTGTTTCAGGACCAAGCCATTCGGCGGATGTCTTATATTCCCGGGTCGGATCTGATCTTCCAGATCGAGCGCATTGCGCAGGATCAGGGCCTGTTCGCGCCCTACAGCATCGTTCGGGCTGGCATCTATACATTCTTCCACTCCGCGCAGGGCTTCTTCAAGATTGCGCCTGGTGGTCTTCCCGAGCCTATCGGGCGCGAGAAGGTTGACCGCACGTTCTTTACCGACCTCGACAAGACCGAACTGCGGATGTTCATCGGCGCATCCGATCCGCGGGCAACTCGGGTGTTCTGGGCCTATAAATCGACCTCTGGAACGACGGGCGCTTACGATAAGATCATCGGGTACGACTACGTTCTCGACCGCTGGTTTCGGATCAATATGGCAGGGGAATACCTGCTAGGCCTGTCGCAGCCCGGCATTACGCTTGAAGGTCTCGACGCTCTATCGGCGTCGATCGACGCGCTGGCAGCTTCGCTGGACAGCTTCGCAGTGGCAACGCAGCCTCTGATCGCTCAGTTCTCCAGCGCTCACAAGATGGGCTTCTTCTCTGGATCAAACCTGGAAGCGACGCTGGAGACGGCAGAGCAGGGCACGGACGGCCGGCGCATCTTCGTGAACGGTTTTCGGCCGATCACCGACGCTCCGACCTTCTACGGAACGTGCTCCTATCGCGAGACGCAGCAGGACACGACGACGTCAACCACGGAGATTGCGCGCAACTCGCGGACGGGGCGCTGCGACATGCGGCGATCGACCCGGTATTCCCGGTTCAAGATCCGCGTTCCTGCCTCGACCGTCTGGACCTTTGCGGCTGGCGTTGAACCCGATGTGAAGGTTGAGGGCCTGACCTGATGGTCTACGCTCCGGGCACGCTCGAGACCGATCCGAAAAAGCAGAACATGGCGCTGCAACAGCAGGCCAGTTCGATTAAGACCAATACGGCCGACATTGCGACCAACACGGCCAACATCGCCACAAACACGGCCAACATTGCGACAAATACCGCGAACATTGCCACCAACACGGCGAACATCGCGACCAACACTTCGGACATTTCTGCGCTCAAGACACCGGGTTATGGGCTTACTTATTCCGGTGGGCTGATTGTCGGGCTTTCCAAGATCACGGCCTCTCTGGGCGCCGACGTGACTCTGAACAATACCGCCAACTATTTCGACGGGCCGAGTTGTGCGCAGGGAACCACGGGGACATGGCTAGCAATAGGACAGGTCGTTTGTGTTGACACGTCTAGCGCGGCCAGTTTCAACGCAAAACTATGGGATGGCACAACGATTATAGCAAGCGGTAGCACCACAACCGGCGGCGCAAACTTCAGAGGTCAGATTTTTTTATCAGGTTTCATTACCTCACCGGCGGCAAATATAAAAATTTCAGTCAGCGATATCCAAACGACAAATGGACTGATCAAGGCCAATACAACCGGCCTTTCAAAGGATTCGCAATTGACGGTCGTTAGAATTGCCTAATCTGATCTGCATAGATCCGGCCCGCATTGATGAGATGTGGCCGCATGTGCGGGACAAGATCAGGGCTGCGGTCGAGCGAACGGGTCTCAGCAGCTTCGCTGATATTGAAAGCGACGTTCTTGGGGGCGCTTCGCTCGTCTGGATCGCCTGGAATGGCAGCGAGATCATGGCGGCTGCGACCACGCAGCTTGTGAAGCCATACGACAAGGTTTGCGAGCTGACTGCTTGCTCTGGATATGGTCTGGCGCAGTGGCTGCCTCTCTTTAAGCAGATTGAGCAATACGCGAAGGCCGAAGGCTGCGCGAAGATGCGCATTTTCGGCAGAAAAGGATGGGAACGAGTGCTGGACGGATACCGAGTTGAGCACGTCGTTTTAGAGAAGGGCCTTTAGATGGGCGGGAAATCGACTAGTACGACCACGCAGCAGAGCGAGACCAACCCTTGGGCGCCTGCGCAGGGCACCCTCACGGGCATTCTGGGCCAGCTCAATAGCTATCTGCCGCAGACGGGCCTTACGAGCGCACAGAACAACGCGCTCAACACCATCGAGCAGAACAACGCGACGGCTGGGCAGTATAATCCAGCCATCCAGAGCTACACGTCGGATATGCTCAATGGCGGCGGCGCGCTGAACCAGCAGGGCGCGATCAACAATGCCTATCAGCAGTATTACAACCAGACCAATCCGCTCGCCTCAAACACGAACTATAACCCGTATGACACGGCCGGATTCAAGGATGCAGTCAACACGCTGACCTCGGACATCACCAACGGCGTCAACAGCAAGTTCGCAGCGGCGGGCCGTGACTTCTCTGGCTCGAACTCGCAGGCGCTCGGTCGCGGCATCACGCAGGGCATCGCCCCGACGATCATGGCGCAGTACAATCAGAACGTCCAGAACCAGCAGGGCGCGGCCGGCAACCTCTATAGTGCCGGCAACACCACGGCGGGCCTCAATACGGGCTTGCAGAGCTTGTACAACTCGAACCGCGGCACGGGTGTTGGCGCGGTTGGAACGGGCCTCGACGCCATGAACGAGGGCGCCAAGTCCACCTTGGCGGCGGAAGCTCAGCGGTTTGGCATTCCGGTCTCCAATCTTGGCCTTCTTGCCCAGATCGGCGTCCCCATCGCGGGGCTTGGCTCCCAGAACTCGGGGACCGCGACGCGGACGGATCAAATGTCCGGAGTCGATCAGTTCGGCAAGATCATGAGCGGCATTGGTAGCTTTAGCAATGGTCCTAACGGGCAAAGCGGGGGCACTGGAATCATGGGGCTATTGAATTTCCTGTAAACCTCGAAAAAGCGCTTTGCGGTTGATTCGGGAAATGGTAATTCATGATGGCGGTTTTAGTAGTTCGTGAGGCTCTACTCCAAGATGGTTGCGCCATTCTTTGAGATAGATGCGAGCCTTGGCCATAGGATGCTCCATGGATAGAGAGTGCAGGAACTGCGAGTTCTTCGACCGCGCCATCCTTGAGAAAGATGGAGGATATTGCAAGCGCCGAGCGCCGCAAGCATCGCTTGATGTCCATTACATGATGTTGAAGCTACTAGCTGATCTTCACTTTGAAAAGTTTAATGGGGACACGGCCCTGTCCGAGGGAATGGACGTTGAGGGGCACGATCCGGAACGGCCAAGTTGGCCTTGGGTTGACGCGGATCAGTGGTGCGGCGAATTCGAAGCCGGCCGAAGCGATTAATGTGAACGCTAATGAGGCGACAAGACTGCCCGCCTCTGGCGGGCTTTTTGTTGGCCTCTTGAACTTCCTGTAGGATATCAATGGCTGGTCTTCTCGACTATCTTTCTGCTCCGAATGCTGGGAATGGGATTGGGGGGCTGTTGAGCTATCTCAACTCTCCGCTCTACCAAAGCCCGTTGCTGATGCCGCAGGTGGCTCCGCAGCCGCAGTATGATGCGATGGGCAATTATACCGGCGTCACGCCAGATGCGCCCAATCCGTTCGGCCCTATTCCGCAGATGAATACGCCGACGCCGACTCAGTTCTCGCCTCCGTCTGTCTTTAATGGCGGCGTGACGGCGGCTCCTGTCGCCGGCTTGCCTTCGCTCGGTCCTCAAGGGCCGGCCCCTCAGCCTGTTGCGCCGCAAGCGCCTCAACAGGCGCAGCCGGACAATCCAATTTCGGTTGGCGGCTATCAGATGCCGCGCATCGGCAATTCTGATCAGTTTGCGCCGCAGCAGGCCATGACGCCGCCCAACGCGGCGCCAGCACAAGGTCAAATGCCGGCTGCCATGCCATCTGGCGGTCCTCTCCCGCCTGCGCTTGAGGGGCCGTCTGCGCTCGGCCGTCTGTTCAACCCGAACGGCCTGATTGCAAAGTTGACCGGCAACGACACGCGGTCTCAGGCGCAGCAAAACCTCCGCGCTCAATATGAGGCGCTTGTGCCAATCGTGGGGTCGCAGAAAGCCATGCTTGCGGTTTTGAACCCGGAGGCGGGCAAGACGATTCTTGCTCAGGCGCTTGAGAAGAAGAATTACGGCTTTACGAAGCTGGACAACGACACGCTCCTCCGTACAGACCCTCTGACTGGCAAGGCCGAGATTGCCTACGGCGGCGATGAAAACAGAGTTGGTGTCGCCGGCCCAGATGGGAAAATGATCCCGTACCCCGCTGGACTGGATGCAGCCGGCCGCAAGGTGTTCGCGAACGAAATTGCGAAAGCCAACGCTGATGCCTCTATCGGCAAGAAGACCGAAGTGCAGGGCGCGGCTGAGCAGTTCGCCAACCGCATGGAGAACGCCGAGAAGAGCTTCAGCAAGGTCAGCGGAGAGGGATTGGGGCTGTCTGGCGCCGCGCAGAGTGCCGCTGGCGCTGTCCCCGGCGTTGGCAATTTCCTGAAAACTGAAAACTTCCAGAAAATGGAGCAGGCCAAGCGTGAGTGGGTGACTGCTCTGCTCCGCAAGGAATCGGGCGCCGCGATCGGCAAGGACGAATATACGCAGTATGACCGCCAGTTCTTTCCGCAGCCTGGAGACGGTCCAAGCGTTATTGCCCAGAAGGCGGAAGCGCGTCGTGTCGCAACTGAAGCCCTGAAGAAGTCGGCGGGGCCAAGTTACAAATCTCCGAACAACACCACTCAGTCGGGCGTTAGCTGGAGCATCGTGCAATAATGCCTGTCCTCGACATTGGCGGCACGCGCGTATCGGTTGATGACAGCTTCCTCAAGCTGGCTCCAGAGCAGCAGAACGCGACCGTTGAGGAGATCGCAAAGTCTCTGCCAAAGGCAGCATCCTCCGAGCCCTCAGTTGGTATCGGAGAGGATCTGGCGAACTCGGCAAAGACCGTGCCCGGTCGCATTGCGGCAAGCGTGCTTGGCCTTCCCGGTGATCTCTATCACCTTGGCTTGCGCGCCCTCGGTGACAATCTGACGCCGCGGTCTGAATATGGCTCCGAAGCCATTCGGGAGTCGCTCGGCTCGAATTACGAGGCTCAGCGGGAGCCCGGAAGGCTTCTTCAGAAAGCGGCGGACTTCGCGCCCGCCATTATTGGCGGTCCTGAAGGTCTGGCGCTCAAGGCCGCAACCCGCGTTGCCATTCCTGCGCTTGCGAGCGAAGCGGGCGGGGCGGTTGCTGGTCCCTATGGCGAGGTTGCCGGCGCGTTGCTGGGTGCAGGCGGCGCGTCTGCTGCGGCTCGCAAATTCCAGCAGATGGGCGCGGCTCGATCGGCTACCAGTGCTATCCCAACCGCAGAAGATACCCTCAAGGCAGCGCGCAGCCAGTTCAAGGCCGCTGAAGACATGAATGTGGTGCTGAAGCCTGACTTCACCACCAACACCGCAAATGACATGCGCGCTGCTTTGAGGGGCTTCGACCCTGAGGGACAGGCACCCGTCTTCAAGGCGGTCGATAGGCTGGAAGCATTGGGCATCTCTGCTCCCGGCCTTCCTCCGGTTGCCGTTCCAATGAACGAGGTCGAGCTGATCCGCAAGCAGCTCACGAACCTGAAGATGAGCCCGGATGCGCCGACGCGCGAGGCCGCCCGCAAGGCCCTCGAAACGCTGGTCGGCAACCAGAAGGGCTTGACCGCGGCGGACGTGATCGCTGGCGATGCTGCGGCCTACAGCAAGACGATGCAGGACGCAGTTGGCAACTACGCCGCCGGCAAGCGTTCCAATACGGTCATGGGCAAGGCTGCCTTGGGTGATCTCAACGCCGCGACTGCCGGGTCTGGAGCGAACGAGGACAACGCGCTTCGTCAGGCCATCAAGCAGCTCGTGCGGCCCGTCAACAATGACATCGTTCCGAAGGCGTCGCGTCTTGGTTTCAATCAGCCTGAAATCGACGCGATGAATCAGGTTGCGCGCGGGACTGCCATTGGCAACACGGCTCGATATATCGGCAAGCTCGCGCCGTCCGGCAGCGTGTCTGGCGTTCTGAGTGCTGGCGCGGGCTACGGTGCGGCGGGTCCATTCGGCGCGGTTGCTCTTCCTGCCGCCGGTTATCTCGCAAAGAAAATCGGCGATATGTCCACCAAGAGCGCAATCAAGACGCTGGACTCGCTCGTCCGCTCAAGGTCTCCGCTGGCTCAGCAGGTTGCGGCTCAGTTGCCGCCGCAGGTCGTCGCTCAGCTCCCGACGAAAACGCAGCGCATCTTGCAGAGCCTAGCCTTGGCGGCGCCACCCCTGCGTCAGCAGATAGGTCAACCCGTAGGCCAGCCCGTAGCCCAATAGGGCCGGAATCAGTCCGTTCGGCGTCCATTTCCAGTGAATGTTCGATGCCATCACCGCAAACATGATCAGACCTTGAAGGCAATACCACCACATGGCGCTAGACCAGTCCTATCTTGATGCCATCAAGGGCTTTGAAGGCTACTCGGCTGCCCCGGCATGGGACTACAAGCAAAGTAGCTCCGGCTATGGCACCAAGGCCCAGCCTGGTGACGAAAACATTCCGGCTGATCAGCTGAAGGGCGTTCACGAGCAGCGTTTCCAAGATGAGGTTGGCAAGGCCGCCTCTAGTGTAGATAGCTTCGCTCCGAACCTGCCCCCAGGGGCCCGAGCTGCGCTTACGTCCCTGACATATAACGCAGGACCAGGTTGGCAGCAATCCGGGCTAGGGCATGCGATCAGGGCCGGCGACTACGACAAGGCCCGGGGCATCTTCCTCCAATACAACAAGGCGGGCGGCGAGGTTAACCCCGGACTTGTGGCGCGGCGCCAAAAGGAAGCCGCGTGGTTCGGCGGACAGCCGCAGGACGCTCCGCAGTCGGGGCAACCCCAACCCGCACAGACGGCCCCCGCAGCCCCGGCAAGCGGTCTTCTGGCGCAATCCCCGGCATCCGCTCCCGCCGGGCTGGCCGCGCCCGCTGTCGGCGGGCTGCTCCAGTCCCCGATCTTTCCGCAGCAGGCAGAGCAAGCCGCCCCAGCCAATCCCGGCCTGTTTGCTCAGATCCCCGCTGAGCAGGCCATGCAGGCCCCTCCGATCCAGTTCGCCCAGCGGCGCCCTGTCAACCTGACTGGCTTGCGCAACGCCTTGCAGCAGCGCGCTCCGTTCTTCGCACGAGGATAATCGATGGCATTGCCCTTCTACAACTGGTCGCTCACCGCGGCCAGCAACGCTACGGCTGACTCCACGGTGAACTGGGCGGAAGGGCAGGCGCCCTCAACCGTCAATGATTCGGCCCGCGCCATGATGGCATCCACGGCGGCATTCCGGGATGACACCTCTGGTTCTCTTGCAACCGGAGGCACATCTACGGCTTACACCCTGGCCACCAATCAGGTCTTTGATAGCCTTGCTCATCTCAATGGTAAGGTTGTCGCATTCACGCCACACACGACGAACGGCGCGACTGTTACGCTCAACGTTGACGGCCTTGGTGCCAAGCCCCTTCGCGCGCAGTCCGGCATAGAACTGCAATCCGGCGTCCTGATCCAGGGCACGCCTTACGCCGCGCTCTACAACAACTCGGATCAGGTCTTCTACCTCTTCGGCGTCGGCGCCAATCCTGGCATTCCGCTCGGCTCAAGCATCGACTATTGGGGCAGCAGCGCGCCAACTAGCGCCTTTGCTTTGGCCTACGGTCAGGCCATCTCCCGCAGCACATATGCGACGCTGTTCTCGCTGCTCAGCACGACCTACGGCTCCGGCGATGGCTCGACCACGTTCAATCTGCCCGATCTCAGGGGGCGTATTATCGCTGGCAAGGATGACATGGGCGGCAGTGCCGCGAGCCGATTGTCTGCGAGCTTCTTTACGTCGCCGACGACGCTAGGCGGTACGGGTGGCTCTGAATCTAGGCAACTCGCAACGTCCAACCTGCCGCCCTATACCCCGGCGGGTACGAACGGAACCGTTACCGTCACTTCAACGCGCGGAGACGTCGCGGTATCCCCTACCTCTTCTTCAACCGGCGGCGGTCAGTTTAGCATTGGCTCGACAAGCACAAACGGCGTCACAATTACATCGACCGGCTCAGGTCCGACCTTCACGGGTACAGCGCAGGGCGGCACAAGCGCCGCATTCGGCATCATTCAGCCGACCATTATCGCGAACATCCTGATGCGCGTCATCTAGAGCGTACCGCGCCAATATCTGAATGCGGCCATAATCGCGCCGCCGAACGTCAGGCCGGCGGCAACAATCAAGAGCTGGTCGATCAAAGCCACTTTGTAAGCCAGTCCCAAGCGTTAAGTACTTGCTGCGCTCTGGCTGAGTGTTGCGCGCCCTCGGGGCGAAACGCAATGAATGTGCCAATCTTGAGGATGGGGAAGCCGACCACAACGGCAATGATCCACCACGTGGCGATGGTTTCTATCCGTTGAACCCAGCGTTCTGGGATTTGGCGTTCGAATTGGCTGTCGTCCATTGCCTTACCTGATCGGCCTCATCTTGACGCATTCGCCGTCAAGCAGTCCGTTCATGCATTCCATCTTGGTTTCTGGAATGAGCGCACCAGCCAGATCGAAATGCATAGGCCAATCGTAATCGCCGTCTTGTTGAACACCTGAGCCTCCTGCGGGCCGGGAAGATACACCCACAACCCTCGATAGATCAACGGCAACCGAAAGGACCTGCCAATGCACGAACCTGCGTCCATTCGGTACAAAAATCCGGGGGCTATGTGGCCCGGCGCCATTGCCACGAAATGGGGCTCCAAGAGGTGGGTTTACCTCAACGACGGCACCGGGCAGGGCGGGGACGGCCACGGCAACAAGATCGCCATTTTCGACAATTGGGTTGATGGCATCTGCGCCCAAATCGATATGTGGCGGACGAAACCGGCCTACAAGAACAAGAAGTTCAAGGACGCTATCGCGGTCTGGTCCGGCGGCAATAACGTCGAGGACTACATCGCCTATGTCCTGAAGCGCGTTCCTGGAATGAAGCGCGACACGGTCATGAACGACGCCTTTTGGCGCGGCCCCTTAGGGCTCGCCTTCCTCAAGGCTCAGGCCGGTCACGAGGCCGGCAAGCCTATCCCGGCGCCCGATGCTGACTGGATCGAGGCGCAGAGGCGGGTGTTCAAGTCGGCCGATGCGCCGAAGAAAGCCGGCGGTGTTGTAGCTGGCGGCACCGTGGCTGCGACCGTAGCCCATCATTTCGATTTCAGCACGCCAATCATCGTCGCCGTGGTGCTCGCCGCCGCGGCAATCGCATTTGCCATCTGGAGGGCCAAGAAGTGATCTGGGACAAAGTCAAAGCAGCCGCGCTGTGGGTCTGGAATTGGGTCACGGTGCTTGTGACGATCGTGTTCGGCTTCCTGTCCGTCACCCTCGATTATCTTGAACAGCTTGCCGGCGTCGATCTCACCCAAATCATGACCGAGCGTCGGGCCGCTCAGATCGCGTTTTGGACGGCGATCACCAAGGCCAGCGTCGCGACCTATAACGCGATGAAGGCACCCAAGGATGCTTAGCCTCATTCTTGGCGGGCTCACGCAGCTCGCGACGGCCGCAGTCACGGCATACAACAAGTCGAAAGACGTTTCGATAGCCGCCATCCAATCGGCGGGCGGCATCGCTGCCGCTCAGGCTCAGGCCATGACCGCCTGGATCGGCCATCCGCTCTCGCCGCCGTCGATCATGTGCTACGGTCTCGCCGGCTGGTTCTTCAAGGCCGCATTTCTGGACAAGGTGGTTGGTCCTGCCCTTGGCTATCAGTGGCACACGGACACACTTTCCGGCGACCTGAAAGACATCGCCATGATCGTTGCGTCTGGGATGTTCTTCTCGGGTATCGCGTCGATCGTGAGGCGCGGCCAATGAGCTTCTTCGACCTCCTCCCCCAAACGAAAGCAGAAGCAATCAGCGATGCCGTGGCCCTAGGGGCGGTTTCGTCACCCCTCTGGCTTCACGAGACCTCCGAAATGGCAAGAGACCTTCTCCCGTGGTTCGGTATCGCGTGGTTGGCCGTGCAGATCGTCGTCAAGATCCACACCACGTACTGGAAGAAGCCCTAATGGTGCGGGCGGTTCTTCTCGCCCTCACGGCCGCAACTTTGCTCTGTCTCTGGCTCGACAGGCCAACTCCCGTGAAGTCCGTTCAGGTCGATTACTGCGTGATTTCGTATCGCGCTCTGGCGAGGGACCAGTTCGGGCTTCCTCACATCGTATGGACCCAGGGCTGGGGGCCATGCTCTCAGCTCGACAGATTCGAGAACATTTGAATGAAGATCGATAGAGGCGGCACGGGATGGATTATTTTCATCCTGGCGGCCGTGATTTCGCTTGTCTTCCTGGTGTCGGCGCTGGTTGGTGTAGCGCGGGGTCAAGATCACTCCGGCCATCGGCCGCAAGACATCGAGCTTCACCACAAGTTCTACAATAGCTGGATGATGCCGGACAATCGGGCGGTCTCCTGCTGCCACGATCAGGATTGCCGGCCGGCCGAGGCCAGAATGGTCAATGGACAATGGATGGCTCGGCAAGAGGGCGACGACGGCGACTTCACGCCTATCCCGCCGAACAAGATCGAGACTGAGCGCGATACGCCGGACGGGCGGAATCACCTTTGCGGTCGGCGCAGTGGGCCGCACGATTTCACCACGTTCTGCTTCATTGCCGGCGCTGGAGGCTGAATGACGGCTGCGACGACGACGGACGAAGAGTTCATCGCGTTATTCGATGCATTGGGGGCGACAAAGACAGCCAAGATTCTAAAGGTTCAAGAACACAACGTCTACAAGAGGCGCCGCAGACTGGAGGCGCTTTTCGGGCCGATCTCGGCGCCATCTAGACCTAGGCCAACTGTTCCGGGGCGCCATGCCCTGGAAATCAAGAACGGGTCGGTATTGATCGGCAGCGACTTCCACATCTGGCCTGGCCAGCCATCAACCTGTCTCAGGGCGTTCAAAAAGTTCGTTGCCGACATCAAGCCCGCTGCCGTCATCCTCAACGGCGATGTGATGGATTTTCCGCGGATCAGCCGGCATCCTCAGAATTGGGAAAGCGCACCAGACCCGCAGGAAGAAATTGAGGCGGCGCAGGACCATCTCAACGACATCGTGC